TTATAACACAACAACAGGAGCTATAACAGAATCTACATCTGATACAACCATTAAAGGTGCATTAAGTAATGTTTCAAAAAATCAAGTGAATGATTTAATTGAATCTCAGGATAAGTTGCTAACAATATCTGCTGGTGATCTTACATTTGCACCCACTACAAAAGATAGAGTTGTGATTAGTAGTGTTGAATTTAAAATTATTCAAGTTATAACGAATGAGCAAAATAATACTGCTGTAAGTTTTGATCTTATCTTGAGGTAAACATGGCTAGAGAAATAAAACTTACAGAAATAAATGATTTTTTTGAGGAGGATGTTGTTGACCTTGTAGCTGCTACGACTTTGGAATGGACTAAAAGAGTAAAAAAAGCAACACCTGTTTTTTCTTTAGATAACTATCCTGATATAGATTCGATTCCAAACTTCTTTACGTTGCCAAATGGTCAAGTAGTACCTTTTAAAAAAGCTTTATTAGATCGTGGCACTGGCGGAGAGCTTCGTGAAGCTTGGCAGACAGAAATTAAAAAATTTAGAGGAACAATCATAAACAATAAACCTTATGCAGAACCAGTTTGCTATGGCACTAACTTGCCACCATCTTGGGGTGGTTCATATAGAACAAGACAAGATACAACTGCTGGTTTTCCTGAGTTAATTGCAAAAGAGCTTGAAAGTTGGATGAAAGGTCAATTTGGTAAATAAACTATGGCTGCTACAGATTTAAACACAGTTAGATCCACTATTGAGGCAAGATTAGCCACAGAGCTAGCCTCAAGCCCTGCGATCCCTGTTGTATTCAACAATATGGCATTTGATAGCACTACCGAAGATAGCTTTGTTCAATGCGTTACTAGCTTTGGGTCTGGCTCATATCAGACTATGGGCAATGCAAGCGGTACAAATAGTGTTGTTGGTTTAGTATTACTTAATGTATTTACAGAGGAAGGCATAGGAGCAGGGGCTAACTTTACGATTTGCAAACGGCTTAGAGACTTATACAATAGGATCACAGTATCAAGTGTTATTTTTGATTCACCAATCGGGCCTGAGATATTAACATCAAGTCCACAAGGCAAGTTTCAAACACAAATCAGAGTAACATTTGAAATATTTGAGGATCTTTAATCATGCCAAAACTTGAAATAACAGAAGAAATGTTGGACGCAATCGAAGCTGTAAAGGGTAGAAGAGATCCAAATTATTGGGACGGAAGATGCAAAAGATATATGGAAAATCAAAAGACAAAACAAAAAGATGTAAAAAAAGCTGAAAAAGGTTAATATATTTATAAATAATTATTTTTAAATCATGGCAGCAGTTAGAGGCGATCTAGGAAAGCTCATGTTTGAGAACGCTGGCGGCACAGAAGCCGAGATTGGCAGTTTGAGATCATGGGAATTGTCTATTACAAAAGACACATTAGAAACCACAAAAATGGGTGATACATTTAAAAGCCGTATTGGTGGTTTAATAGATGGATCTGGTTCTGCAACTCTTTTGTATGACAACGCTGGGAACTCTGATTATCAGGCTTTTATTGATGACATAAATACAACAGGTGATGCTGGTGACGCATTATTTGAATTATTCCCTGATAGTGGAGCAGCTTCTAAGAAAATTAGTTTTGCTGGTATCATCACTAATGCTACTTTTGGAGCAACTCTTGGAGAAATACAGGAAGTAAATATTACATTCGAGACAAACGGCACAATAACATCTGCTATTTAATTAATTTACCAACCCCAAAATTATGGCATCAAAAAGAACAATTGACCTTCTTACAGAATCCTATAAGGAGGAAATGACCACTAGAAGAAAATATGAATGGAAAAATTCTAATGGTGATATTATTGAAACTTTATATTTTAAACCTTTAACTAGATTTGATAGGAAAAAAGCACAATCTGTTGCTGGCACAGATGAAGCTTTAACAATCACAACCCATATTCTTTGTCAGGTCGCAGAGCTTGAAGATGGTAGCAAAGCTTTTAATATGGCAGACGCAGAGGATTTGCATAGGTTTATTCCAGAGAATGTTTTAAATGATATTGAGTTATTTTTATTTAATTTAAGTACAGATATCAAATCAGCAAAAAACGAATAAGAGGGGATAACTGGCTAAACTTTGAGTTTTTCCTAGCAACAGAACTTGGTAAGACATTACAAGAATTAAGAATGTCTATGACGGAAGAAGAGTTAATATATTGGGCTGCATATTATGAAATTAAGAATGATAGGGAGAAACAAGAAATGCAACGACAAAAAGCCAAATCAAGGTAATATATAATAAAGGTTATTTGTTTCTGTGGCACAATCGACAGTTAAATTAATAGTTGATGCACAGAACGCAATAGCACCATTAAAAAGAGTTAATGAACAAACAAAGGCTTTAAGTAGTAGCACAGATAAATTAAAAGGCAGACTTGATAGAAGTAATAGATCACTTAAGAACACAGGCAGGGCAGCTAAAACCGCAAGTGCTGGTGTTGGAACTTTAGTAGGTGCATTAAAACCTTTATTAGCTGCATTAGCAGTTGTTGGTACAGCAAGGTTTATTTTTGTCAAAACTGCTGAACTTGAAACTCAAAGAGCGAGTTTAAAACAATTAACTGGTGATGTAGAGAAAACAAATCAAATCATAAAAGAATTACAAGATTTCGGTGCTGTAACACCTTTTACAAGTAGTGAATTAATAGAGCAAACAAAAAGATTAAAAGCCTTTGGTTTTCAAACTGAAGAGCTTGTTGATACTACAAAAAGATTATCAGATGTTGCTGGTGCTACTGGTGCTGACCTTACAGGAATTGCTACAGCATTTGGACAAATCAGAGCAAAGGGAAAACTTCAGCAAGAAGAAAACTTACAGTTATTGGAAAGAGGAGTAAATATTACTGATGAACTTAAGAAAATAACTAAATTGCAAGGTGATGAATTTGAGTCTGCTATGAGAAAGGGGGAAATAAGTGCGAAAGACGTTAATCAAGCATTGATTAATTTGACAAGTCAGGGAGCTATTTTTGCTGGTGGTGCAACTGCACAGGCAGATACGTTGAATGGAAAACTATCGACTTTGAAAGATACAATTGACACTCTTGCAAGAACCATTGGGGAAGAATTAGGCGATGAGATAAAAAGCGTTTTAGATTTAGCTATAAGTGCTGTGAAAGAAATAAATAAATTAGTTGAAAGAGTGGGTGTTGCTAATAAAGTTGGTCGTATCAATTTAGCAAATATTGATATGGAGGCTAGAAAGGAAGCAAGAAAACAAGTTCAAGAGGAAACTGGTAAAAAATTTATTTTACCTTTTACGGAAGAATCAAAAAGAGAGCAAGAATTAATAAAAATCATTAAAGAAAGAAAAATCCAAGAGGCTCTAACAACAAAAGAAAAAGATGAGCAAATTAAAAAAACAGATAAACTTACAAAATCCATAAAAGAATCAAAAGAACAAGCTGAAAAAATTAAAAATGATTCAAAAGAAACTGTGACAGCAATAGAATCGCAAGTAACTATTAATGATTTATTTAATTCTTCTTTAGATCAAACAAGTTTTTTAATTAATGATGCTGCTTTAGGTTCTAATAAATTTGCTGATGCTCTTGTAAATGTAAAAAGCGAAGCAGATCAACTAAAAGAAAAGTTTATGGAGATTGGTCAAGGTATAGAACAAGGCATTGTTTCAAACCTTACTGATGCTGTTATGGGTACAAAAACATTAGCTCAAGCGGCTGTTAGTGTTCTAAATGATCTAAAACGTAAACTTGTAGAGGTAGCAATACAAAGGGCTGTTTCTGGTATAGGAAACTTTATTGGAGGTGCATTAGGAGGCATATTTGGTGGAGGCGGTGGAATACTTGGCCGAACTGCTGTAGGTACATCAAATCAATTTGTTGGTAGAGCTAGTGCTGCTGCTTTTAGAGCAAATGGTGGCCCTGTTTCTGCTGGTGGTGCTTTTGTAGTTGGCGAGAAAGGCCCAGAATTATTACAGATGGGTTCAAGAGGTGGCAATATTATTCCAAACAACCAACTAGGAGGTAGTACAACTAATATTGTGAATGTTTCCGTTGATGCGTCTGGTTCCTCTGTCTCAGGTAGCCAAACAGAAGGCCAAGCACTTGGACAACTTATAGCATCTGTGGTACAAACAACAATAGTTCAAGAACAAAGAGCGGGGGGCTTATTAAATAGATAATGGCAACTTTTCCTTCAATACAACCCACTTATGGGATGAGAAAACAAAGCACACCAAAAGTTAAAGTTTCAAGGCTTGGCGATGGTTATGAATTTAGAGCTTTATACGGCTTGCCATTTTCTCAAGATCCAAAAGTATATGATCTGACTTTTAATGTGTCTGAGACTGAAGCAGATGTCATAGAAGCCTTCTTAAGAAGCAGGGTAAATGACCAAGCAAGCTTTACTTTTACTCCACCAGCCGAAGGTTTTACAAAAACAGGAACTTATAGTCAATCAACTACAACAGCAACAATAACTATTAATAATCATGGAGTTGCAATAGGTGATGTTTTAACTATTGATTACACATCAACTGCAAGCGGATCTCCGACAGATGGTTCTTTCTCTGTTGCATCTGTTACAAACGATAATGTATTTACAGTAAGTACCAGTAATAGTGCTACTGATTCTGGCAATGTCTCAATTACTCTTTCTGGTGAAGGAAAGTTTATTTGTGATTCTTGGTCTAAACAAATTCCATATAATAACAGAGCCGTTATCACAACAACATTCAGAGAGGTATTTGAACCATAAATGGCTAATCCTGTACCTGAGTTACAACAACTAACAAATAAATCAATTATTGAATTATTTTCTGTTGAATTAAAACCTGATGTTCATTATACAAAGGTTGCAAAGACAGCTACATATTCTCAAAGTGGAACTACCATAACCATTACATTAAACAGTCATGGGTTCTCAACTGGTTTGATATTAACTCTTGATTTTACATCTGGTAATGCCACAGATGGAATTTATACTATTCAAACAGTTGCAGATGCAAATACATTTACAGTCACAGCAACAGCTTCACAGTCCACAAGTGGTAATGTTTCTTTTAATGTCAATTCAACAATTACAGAACCTACTGTTTACCTTTTTCATGCTGGAAATAACATGAAAGATAGTCAAGATATTGTATGGCAATCTAATACATATACTAGGATGCCTTGCGAAGCAAAAGGTTTTAAATATTCTGGGGAAGGAAAGCTTCCAAGACCTACGTTAGCTTTTTCTAATCTGCTTGGATCAATTACATCTATTCTTTTATTAGTAAATCAAACAACACCTTTTTCTGATCTGTCAGGTGCAAAAGTTATTCGCAGACGTACATTAGCTAGATTTTTAGATGAAGAAAACTTTCCATCTAATATAAATCCATATAAAGTCGGTTCAGTAGATCCTACTGCTGAAATGCCAAAAGAAATTTATTTTATTGAAAGAAAAGTGACAGAAAATAGAGATATAGTACAATTTGAATTAATAAGTTCTTTTGATCTGGCTGGTATTGGTGCTCCTAAAAAACTTGTTACCAGACAAGATTTCATTGGTGTTGGTACTTTTGTAAATGGTTAGTTATGAGTTGGAAAACTAAAGCTGTTAAATATGCAAAAGAACAAGCACCAAAAGAAGCTTGTGGTTTATTAGCAATAATTAATGGTGAAAAAACTTTTTGGCCTTGTAAAAATTTAGCAGAAACAACCCATGAATTTTTTATGTTAGATCCAGAAGATTGGGCTGAATGTGAAGATACAGGAGAAATATTAGGAGTTATTCATAGTCATCCTCAAGGGCCAGCGATTGCTTCAGAGGCAGATAAAGCATCCTGTGAGCATATTGGATTTCCTTATTATATTTACAGTCTAAAAACTGATGATTGGATAACTTTAGAACCAAAAGATTGGAAAAATCCTTCTTTGATTGGCCGTAAGTTTATATGGGGGAAATATGATTGTTGGTCTGTAGTAACAGATTGGTTTAAAGAAACAAAAAATATTAATATAAAATACTGGCCTAGACCAAAAACATTAAAAGAATTTGCTGATAATCCATATTTTGAAAAAGTATTGACAGAATCTAATTTTAAAAAACAAGAAACAAATAATGATATACAAAAAGGTGATGTATTACTATTTAGCGGTGCTTTAAAAAAACCATCTCATGTTGCTGTTTATATTGGAGATATGATGATTTTAAATCATTCTTATTATCGTTTAAGTTGTAGAGAATTTTATGGTTTAAAATACCAAAAAGCACTTAGAGGTGTTTATAGATATGCAGCTTAAAACAATAAAGGTATATGGAAAATTAAGAAAATTTTTAGGTCAGTCAACTTTTGAAGCTGCTGTTAGTTCACCAGAACAGGCTTTTAATTTTTTAAAAGCTAATTTTGCTGGTTTTGAAAGCCACATGAGAAGTAATTTTTATAAAGTAAAAATGAATGGAAATGTAATAACTCAAGATTTATTATCATTAAAAGGTCAGGGTGAAATACAAATAATACCAGTTGCGGTTGGAAGTGATTTTGTATTTGATTTTATTGGTGATGCTTTTGATTTTGTAGTTTCAAATGCTTTGCCTTTTGTTTTGGCTTTTACAACTGGTGGTTTAGGTAATTTGTTATTAACAGTTGGTCTAACTCTTGCTACTGAATTATTAAGCAATAATCAACCAGCACAAAATCAAAGTTCTGTTGGTGATACAGACCCAAATATAAGAGGATCCTATAATTTTTCTGGCATACAAAATGTAAGTTCAAGTGGTGTTCCCGTTCCAATTTTATATGGTCATGTATTTAGCGGATCTATTTTAATCAGTGCAGGGGTTGATTCGGCTCAATTAGTAAATATATTAGCCAATGAGGGAACTTATTCAAAATCTGCTGGTTCAGCTTTAGTAGTTACTATAAATAATCATAAATTTGTAAAAAATGAAACAATAAGATTAGATTTTCTTGATGGAGGTCTTAATGGATCAAGAATAGATCCTGCACTTTTTTTAGTAAAAAGTGTCACAACAAATACACTTACATTTCCAACAAGTAGTCATAGTATTTCACTTTCTGGTTCTGGTAATGTAAAAGTTACAGAGTCGCTTGGTGTTCTTCCTCGTCATCAGTAAAATAAGTAGTAATGATTATAATTTATATAAATATTTAAAACATGCCTAGATTAATTGATGATGAATTATTTGGCAAAAAACCTGACAGCAGAGTTATTGACCCTGATTTAATAGAAGGTGGTTTAAGAAGTAAACAATTTGCTACTGTTGTTGATCTGTTAGGTTATGGAGAAATACAAGGATTCGTAGATCCAAATTCAGAAAATACTGATTATAGAGAAAATATCTTTTTAGATAACACACCTTTGCAAAATGCAAATGGTGATCAAAATTTTCAAGATGTAGAAGTTTTTTTCAGAAATGGCTCAGATGATCAAAAATCATTAGGAACTATTGATACTTTTGGCCCTGATCGAATAGAAAATACAATCCCTGTTGGAGTTCAAGTTACAAAAAGTTCACCTGTATCAAGATCAATCACAGGTGTTCAAGATGCTGATGGTAATCAATTAATAAAAATTATAAGAGTATCTATACAGATTCCAGCTTTACAAAATTTTCAATCTGATGGCGATATAACTGGTACGGAAGTAAAAATATCAATACGAATAACAGAAAATGATGGAACTGTACATAATCCAGTTGTAGAAAATTCTATCAATGGTAAAGCTACAAGTCCTTTTGTAAAAGATTATGAGATTGATTTAGAGAGTTCAAATCTGCAATTTCCCATAACTGTAACAGTTATAAGAGATACAAATGACAGTACTGTATCTACACTAGTAAACAATACTAATTTTTTATCTTTTACAACAATAATTACGGAATCGCAAGCATATCAAGGTTTTGCTTATGTTGCATTAAGATTTAATGCACAATCTTTTCAATCCTTTCCTAAAAGAATGTATAGAGTTAAGGGTACAAAGATTAAGATTCCTCATAACGGAAGTGTAGATGTAGATAATGGAGCTATTTCTTACAGTGGTACTTTTAACGGTACTTTTAAAACTGACAAAGAGTGGAGTGCAGATCCAGCATGGATTTTATATGACCTATTAACAACAGATAAAGGTTTTGGGGGGCCTGATGGTGTCGTATCTGAGGACTCATTAGATGTATTTTCTTTTTTTCAAGCATCAAAATATGCAAGTGAGATAATTACAGATCCAATTACAGGAACAACAGAACCAAGATTTAGTTGTAATGTAATTTTAAATCAAAAAAATGACGCTTATACAGTAATAAATGATTTATGTTCTGTTATGAACGCTATGCCTTTTTATAGTGTTGGCACATTACAGATAGGACAAGATAGACCAACAAATACAGATACAAATACTTCTGATGCAGAATATTTATTTACAAATGCAAATGTCACTGAAAGTGGATTTACATATACTGGAACAGGTCAGAGAACTAAATTCACAGAGGTGGAAGTAGCTTACTTTGATAATGACACGCAGAAAATTGATTATGAACTAGTAACAGCTAGTGATGTAACTGCTTTATCGTCTTTCCCTTCAAAATATGGCAAAACCAGAAAAACAATTAAAGCTTTTGCTTGTACATCAAGAGGTCAGGCAAATAGATTAGGTCGTTGGTTCTTATATACAAATTTAAGAGAAACAGAAATATGTAGCTTTACAACGACATTGGAAGCTGGTGTTATTGTTAGACCTTCAATGATAATTGGTATAGCTGATTCAATGAGGGCTGGTGTTCGTAGAGGTGGACGTATAAATACAGGTGTTTCAACTACACAGATTATTGTTGATGATGCAAATAATACAGATTTGACTACAGAAAATGCTGCAACTCTTTCTGTTGTTTTACCTGACGGCACTATGGAAACTAGATCAATAAGTACTATATCTGATAAAACAATAACTGTGTCATCTGCATTCTCAGCAGTGCCACAAGCTAATAGTGTCTGGGCTATAGAAAATACATCTGTAGAATTTCAAACATATAGAGTAATTTCTATTGAAGAATCAAGTGAAACTGAATATACAGTTTCAGCAATAATTCATGATGTAAATAAATATGCTCAAGTTGAAGATACAACTATCCCTGCACAACCTCGCAATGTAACAACATTATTAGATGTAAAGCCACCACCTTCAGGATTATCGGCCGTTGAAAAGATTGTTGTTTTAAATAATCGTGCTGTCTCTAAAATATTTGTTTCATGGGAACCTATACAAGGAGTTAAAGAATACAGAATTGAATCACAATTTGAAAATGATAGCGTTGAAGTTTTTAGAGTATCAAGACCAGACTTTGAACTTTTTGAATCTAGGTTAGGAAGTTATAAATTTAAAGTGCAGTCATACAATGCACTGGGTATATTAAGCACCACAGCAGCATCAATAGATGATTTCAAAGCTGTAGGTAAAACTGCTTTGCCAGCAGATGTCACAGGTTTATTAGTAGAACCAATATCAGATCAATTATTACGTTTACGTTTTAATCAATCAACAGATGTTGACGTTATACATGGTGGAAACGTAGTTATTAGGCATAGTAATTTGACTGATGGTACTGGTACTTTTACTAATTCTGTTGATATATTACCAGCCCTATCTGGCAACGTATCTGAAACACTAGTGCCAGCAATTGACGGAGAGTATATATTAAAATTTAAAGACGATGGTGGACGTTTAAGCAGTGGAGAAACATCTGTTGTTGTTGTAAATCCAGATCCTCTTCCAAAATTAGTTACTTTTACTGATAGAGAAGATTTGGACAGCCCGCCTTTTCAAGGAACAAAAGTAGATTGTTTTTTTTCTGATGAAGTTAATGGTTTAGTTTTAGGTTCACTAGATGAATTAGATGGGGTAACAGATTTTGATGCAATAGCAGATTTTGATTTCTTAGGGGCTGTTGATATTACTGGTGGTAGTTATGATTTTGCAAACATTTTAGATTTAGGTTCTGTTCACCCATTAAGATTAACAAGACATTTTGTGACGCAAGGTTTTTATCCTAACGATTTAGTTGATAAAAGAACAGCAAATATAGATACTTGGACTGATTTTGACCAAGCAACTGCATTTGATGTCAACGCAAAACTGACAGTAGCGGTAAGTTCAGCAGCACCTTCAAATGGATCTAGTTATCAAGATAGTGATTTTACTGGTAAAACATTCAATACTTTTGCAAATGGAACTCATATAGGAAGAGGATTTAAATTTAGATGTGAAATGGATAGTAACGACCCTGCACAATCAATAGAAATAGATCAATTAGGTTATACAGCAGAACTTGATAGAAGAACAGAACAGAAAAGTAATTTAAGTTCTGGTACATCATCATCTGGTCTTGCTGTTACTTTTGACCATGCATTTTTTACAGGTGCTACTGGTACTGATGTTGCAGCAGGCTCACAACTTCCTAGTATTGGTATTACTGCAAATGATTTATCAGCAAATGAAAGATTTGAACTAACAAGCATCTCTGGAAGTGGTTTTAATATAAAGTTTCTTAATGCTGGGAATGCTGTACAAGATAAAACATTTAGTTATACTGCCGTAGGATTCGGTAGAGGTAGTTAAATTAAATCCTACTGCGGTGTTTTACTTCATTAGATACACAAAATACAGCAGTAGGACTACTGTTGTATTTTTATGCACTAACTTATTAAAATACTGCGGTAGGTTTAGCACGTGGTAGTTAAAACTGGTTTAGGATATACTTAGAGAAAATTTCGGATTAGGAAATGGCACAACACGATTATGTTATAGATAACTCCACTGGAGCAAACGTCAGGGCTGATATAAATAATGCTTTATTAGCAATTTCAAGTAATAATTCTGGATCGTCAGCACCAAGCACTAATTACGCAAGTCAATTTTTTGCTAATACATCATCCAGCATGATGCAGCTAAGAAATACGTCTAATAATGCTCATATAAATTTATTTACGCTTGCTGGTGGGCCAGCTTTTCCAGTTGATGGAACGATAAATTCTGTAAACATAGGAAAAGGTGCAAACTCTGTTGCTGGTAACACTGTTCTTGGAGAAAATGCTTTAGATGCTTCTGTGTCTGGTGGAAATAATACTGCTATTGGTAAAGATGCTTTAACTGCTAATACATCTGGACAGAATAATGTTGCTGTAGGACAAAATGCTTTAGCACTGAACACAACTGGAGAACAAAATGTAGCTATAGGTTCAAACGCTTTAGATGCAAATACAACAGCAAACAACAATACAGCAGTTGGTAGAAGTTCATTAGGAGCAAATACAACAGGAGCTTCTAATACTGCTTTAGGAAGAAAAGCTTTAGAAGCAAACACAACGGCAAGTAACAATACAGCAGTTGGTGCTGATGCTTTAATCTTAAACACAACTGGACAACAAAATACTGCTGTGGGTGCTTTAGCTTTAGATGCTAATACTACAGGGGATTTTAATACTGGTGTTGGTCTTAATGCCTTAACAGGAAATACAACTGGAGATTCTAATACTGCTCTCGGAGTGAGTGCTTTAAAGACAGCATCTACAGCTTCTAATAACACTGCTGTTGGATACTTTTCATTAAGAGAAAACACAACTGGAAATTCAAACGTTGCCGTTGGTGCTAATGCCTTAGATGCTTGTACAACTGGAAATTCTAATACGGCTGTTGGTAGAGATGCGCTTACAAGCCACACAACTGGAACGCAAAACACTGCGCTGGGTAAAGATACTTTAATATCAAATACCACAGCATCAAACAATACCGCTGTTGGAGCAGCTTGTTTAGCAGCAAACACAACCGCATCAAACAATACAGGAGTTGGTGCTGATTCTTTAAAATCAAACACTACAGGAAATGCTAATACTGGCCTAGGATTTGAAGCTTTGAAAGATGGTACAACATCATCAAATAACACTGCTGTAGGCAGTCAAAGCTTACTATCAATTACGACTGGATCATCGAACGTGGCAGTGGGAGCTAATGCCTTAGATGCTAATACTGCTGGTAATTTTAATACTGCCGTAGGTCGTGATGCTTTAACTAACAGCACTGGTTCTGAAAATACTGCTACTGGTGGTAATTCACTAAAACAAAATACAACAGGTAGTTTTAATACTGCTTTTGGTGTAAGTTCATTGGAATCAAATACTACAGCTTCTAATAATACTGCTGTTGGTAGAAATGCTATGGCAGTTAACACAACTGGAGCAGGAAACGTAGCTGTGGGTGCTAATGCCTTAGATGCTAATACTACGGCTGACCACAACACCGCTGTTGGTACATCTTGTTTATCGGCAGTTACAACTGGAGATAGAAATACTGCTATGGGAGAAAACGCTGGTCTTAATTTAACTACAGGAAATGAGAATGTAATAATAGGTTATCAAGCATTTTTTCATGGTACAACTGCAACTGATTGCGTAGCCATAGGAGATCATTGCATGTCATCTGTCACAACTGGCAGTAATAATACTGCAATTGGTAGAGTGGCTTTAGGAGCAAACACAACTGGAGCAGACAACGTAGCCGTAGGTTCTATTGCTCTTGATGCAAACACTACAGGAAATCAAAATATAGCAATAGGAAAAAATTCTCTTGGAGCTAATACTACAGGTTCAGAAAATATAGCGATGGGGCAATCAGCTTTAGAAAGCAACACAACAACATCTAATAATGTGGCTATAGGTTCTGGGGCATTAGGACAAACTACTGGAGGTGATAATACAGCTATTGGTAAGGGGGCTGGAAATTCTGTTGCTGGTGGAACTAATAACACTTGTATTGGCTTTTCAGCTTTACCTTCTTCTGGTAACGCAAGTAATGTGATTACTTTAGGAAATTCATCTGTTGGAACTTTAAGATGTCAAGTGACAAGTATAAGTGGTTTATCCGATGAAAGAGACAAAACAGCTATTGAAGATTTACCCGTTGGACTTGATTTTATTAACACTTTAAAACCAAGAAAATTTACATGGGCAATGCGTGAGGCAAGTGCAAATGATGGAAAGACACAAACTGGTTTTATTGCACAAGAATTACAAACTGCCGTAGGATCTATAGATTATTTGAATTTAGTTATGGATGATAACCCAGAAAAATTAGAAGCTACACCTGCAAATTTAATTCCAATACTTGTAAATGCAATAAAAGAGTTATCCGCAAAAGTCACAGCCCTCGAAGCAGGGTAAACTGTAAACAAATCTATTTCTAATTATGGAAGAAAGAACCGCAGATGAAATCGCAACAATCTTTTCTGCTGCTGGTGATAGTGTAACTGTCATCAACACCGCTAAGACATCAGATGAAACTGATGATGAATACAAAGACAAGATCAAGCGTAATGTTGAGCATCTTGAAATTATCAAGGGCTATAAGAAACTTGACGGAACGACTTCAATTTGGACATCTGAATCATTCACAGATATAGATAAAGCAATTACTGATGGTAAAAAAGTTTACGAATAAATGAATTTACAGGAAAAACTTACACAATTAGCTGTTGAAAGAGAACAGTTAGTTGTTGCTTTGCATGAAACAACAGGTGCAATGAAGATAA